AATACGAATTCCCCGTTTGGCTTCCGTGCGTTCGGTCATCGCGATGGCTCTGCCCCGACGATGGGCCTTGAGCGCCGCTGGATTTATTCGAGCGACACCAACCCCTATTTCACTGGCGATCCGGTCTGCAATAGCTCCGTGACCTACGGCTACCTTCAGCCGTATGGTGGTAGCTCGCTGGCTCCGATTGTTGCCGGTATCTTTGCTGGTTGCGAATACTACAGCCCGGCGGTTGGCCGCGTTGTTTGGAATTCCAACTATCAGCCGGGCGCGGGCGCTGCTTCGTCTAGCCCCGTCTATGCGTACATCATTTCCGATCCGGAAATGCAGTTTATCGTGCAGGCTTCGTCTGCGGGCATCGGCTCCAGCCAAGTCGGCATTAACTGCGCGATTCTTATTAACCAGTCGTCGCTTGGTAACACGGCAACTGGCATCTCGAATTGCACGATTGCTTCTTCTTACGGAAGCGTTTCGGGCTCCAGCTATCCGTTCCGCCTGATCGACGTTTACTCCAACTTTGCACCCCCGGGTGTCAACGGCACGGACAACTCTTCTGCCTACAACATCCTTGTCGTTGCGCCGAATAACTGGGATCGCAAGGCCCTGACCGGCGTATCCACCTGATAGGAGCCTGAACTATGCCCGTCGCACTTAGTCAAATCCGCGATTTGCTGCTCCCCGGTCTCTGGGGCATCAGCGGCAAGTATCCGATGATCGAACGGCAATGGCCGAAGGTCTTCCGTCAGACGAACTCTGACATGGCCTTGGAACGCCGTGCGTCTATGCGCTACCTCGGCTTCGCTCAGTTGAAGCAGGAAGGTGCGCCAACCTCGTTCGATAACTCGGCTGGCCAGCGTTATGTGTATAACGCTGAACACCTTGAAATCGGTCTGGGTTACGCGATTACCCGCAAGGCTATCGACGACAACCTCTACAAGACCGAATTCGGCCCGTCGAACGATGGTCTTATGGAGTCGTTCAAGGAAACCGAAGAGCTTTACGCGGCAAACGTCTTCAACACCGGCACCACCTATAATGCGGCGGTGGGCGGCGACGGCGTTTCGCTCTTCAGCACCTCGCATCCGATTGACGGTTCGACCATCGCCAACCGCCCCACGGTTGACGTTGACCTCAACGAAACGTCGCTTCTTAACGCCCTCATCACTATCCGCTCGACTTGGCGCGATAACGCGGGTCTTAAGATTCATGCGCGTGGCCGCAAGACTCTGGTTCCGGCCCAGCTTGAGCCGATTGCGATTCGCCTGTTCCGCAGCGAACTTCGCCCCGGCACCGCAAACAACGATGTGAACGCAGTCCTCGGGATGAACGAATCCCTTAAGGAAGGCTTCATGGTGTGGGATTACCTCACCTCGTCGTATGCTTGGTTCGTTCTCACGAACCACGATGGCCTGATCTTCTTCAATCGTAAGCCATTCGAAATGGATATGAGCGTGGAGTTCACGACCGACAACCTGTTGGTCAAGGGCTACCAGCGTTATGTCCCTGCCTACTACGACTGGCGCGCGGTTTGGGGAACCTTCCCGACTGCTTAATTAGGGAGCCCATAAATGGCTATTACCGCACTTTCGGGCCCCATTGTAAGCTTTGGGCAAGCCCAGCAGACCTCGACCAGTAACGGTGTTACTGGTCAGGTCCAAGACTACAATGGGCAGCGCGGCCCCTCCCTGTTTGACCTTAGCTTCGGTCTTCTCGATCCTCGTGCGGCTTACTGCTATGAGCCGGGCGCGGATGTAACGACTGACGTTTATGGTTTCTACAGGGCTCAGGGTCTCGTTGACTTTGCCCCGTCCTCGGCCTCTTCAAACGCCTTCTGCGTTAGCTCCGCAACGCAGCCGGTTGCGAATACGGCCATTACGCTCACGCCTTCTTCGGCCAAGGGCACCTACCGCACGACTATCGTTGCTCCGGAAGACGGTCAGACCTATTCCGTTATTGCGATTGATAGCACGGCGGCTACGCTGCAATTCGGTCAGGATGGCACTGTTGCTATCTGGAACCCTGCGGCGGGCACTGGCCGCTGCATTTCGTTCTCCGGCTCGTCTTATGACGGCGGCACTTGGAGCATCGCGGGCCGTGATATGTACGGCTACAAGATCACCGAGAGTGTGGCGGCGTCTTCGTCTGGTGCGACAACGACTTCGAAGAAAGCCTTCAAGTATATTTCTTCGATTGTTGCGGCGACCACGATTGCCAGCACGGGTGTCAATATCGGTCTTAGCGACACCTACGGAATGCCGTTCTATGTGTCTGAATGGGGTCCGAACAATCTGACCATTGCTTGGTCCACGGGTTCGGGCAGCGGCTCCATTCTGGGTATTACGGCAACGCCGTCTTCGGCAACTCTTACTTTCGGCTCTACCGTCGCAACTCAGACTTCGACAACTCCTGACGTGTTTGGCACTTGGTTATCGACCGGCAATTTCGTTTCAAACGGAACGAACGTGCTTCAGATCGCCGTGGTCCCGACCGCCAACCAGTTGGCGAATATCAGCAACACAAGCGTCTCCGCGCTCTTTGGTGCGGTGCAATATAGCTCAGTCTAAGGAGATTCATCATGAAGCATCGTCATAAGATGGCTGCTGGCGGCAAAGCCAAGAAGAAGATGGACTACATGGAAGAGTCTCATGAAGTTGAGCATGAGGCTGGCCTCCGCAAGCACGGCGGTAAGGTTGCTCATCACAAACGCGGTGGCAAGGCTGCTCACCACGAGAGCGGTGGCGCGATCCATGGTTCGAAGGCCCATCATCGTATGGACAAGCGGGCTCGCGGTGGTGCGGTGCACCATAAGAAGCATGGTGGCGCGAATGCCACGATGAACCCGTACTCTTCGGCCAAGTGCTAATTTAGGCAAGTTTTGCGGAGGGCCACGGCGCTCACTCCAACTCGATGAGGCCCTGAATGCCCTCCGCAAGATATACAGCTACCCTAACCGGCCTTTCCACCACTTCGGGAGTTCTTAACTACTTCCCGGATACGGCGGTAAGGCCGTTTGATTTGTCTGTTAGCGCAGTAGTTAACTCTACGGGTATCTCGTATTCGGTCCAGCATTCTCTGGATTATAGCGGATCAAGCACCTTTATTTCGTCCAATGCCACTTGGTTTACCAGTTCAGGCATTTCGGCGGCGACCTCAAATGCCTTTACGGCGTATAATTATCCGGTAACGGCTCTCCAGCTTACTGCCACGAGCGGCAGTTCAACCAGCACAATCACTTGGACAGTCGTTCAGGCTGGGTAACCCGGCGGGTGAACGATGTCGGTCAACTATAGCCTCCCAGTCATAAATGCCCGCCTACAGGCGGTGGCCAATACGATTGATGCCGCAGGCAGCCCCGGCTACCTGATTATCCGAGATAATTCAGGCACAACATTATCAACCATTCAGTTGGCTCGTCCTTGCGGCACTGTAAATGGCGGGATATTAACATTTACTGGTACTTTGCTTGATCCTGCTGCCACGGCGACAGGAACAGCAGAAAATGCTATCATAACCGATGCTAGTGGCGCTGTTATGATTTCTGGCCTCACAGTGGGGATACCGTTGTCTTCTGCTGATATCATTATGAGCAATGGACTAAACAGCACGGTGATTTCTGTGGGTCAGGTCGTTCAGTTGCTTAGCGCACAGATAACGGGGACATAATGCCAAAGCTTACGGAGACCTTTAACGATAAAGCCAAGGGCCGCACCAATGGCAAGATTATTGATGCGCCGCATGAACCGCTTGGAACCGGCGAATTCCCGGTTTCAATGACCACTCAGGTCAAATTTATGCCGCCGCCACCGAGTTTTCAGAAAGTAATTGATCCTAAGGTTGCGCCCGGCACCGAGAAAAAGCCCCTAAAAGTCGCCCTTATCGGTACGGCCCCCAGCAGCCGGATGCTGGCTCCCTTCAATGATCCTTCTTGGACAATCTGGGCCTGCTCGCCCGGCAACCAGAACATCCTTCCTCGCGCCGATGCTTGGTTTGAACTTCATGGAAACCTGCATTGGCCGGAAAACAAACACTATGGCGAACCTTATGTTAACTGGCTAAGGCAGCTTACAATTCCTGTTTATATGCAGAATCAGGATTATGTGCCCCATGCCGTGACATTCCCAATGGCACAGATGGTCCGGGAATTCGGGCAAGATTTCTTTACGTCCAGTTTTGCTTGGATGATGGCGTTTGCGATCAGTCAGGGCGCTCAAGAGATTGCCCTGTTCGGAATCGACATGGCATCGCGGGATGAATACATCCTCCAACGCCCCGGATTCTTCTATTTCCGCCATGTTGCCCAGACGCGCGGTATCAGAGTTTCCGCGCCCAACGAATCCGACATCATGCAGTCTCCCGGACTGTATGGTTATTCGGAAGTTCTCCCGTTTGGTCGAAAAGTTCTCGCAAGAGAAGTTGAGATCAAGCAGAGAATTGAGCCTATGAAGGCGGAGCGAGACAAGTTCAATCACAATATAACGTACTTGGAAGGGGCTCTTGAGGACATTGATTACATCAAATCCATTCAGATTGGTGTAACCAATGACTTGGCTCTCCTAAAGGCAGAGAACGAAGAACTTAAGGCTCAGGTTCTCGATCTGACAGCCAAGTTGAATAAATGCGAATCCAAGTTAACAGGAGGCCAAGATGGCTAACTACGGCATTACCAACTCTTCGGGTACTTTGAGTATCGCTACCACTCAGCAGGCGATGTCCACCACGTTCAAGACGCTTATCTCGATTGGTAACTCGTCTGGTACGACTTCGACTGCTGCTGGCACCGCCGGTCAGTATCGTCGTGGCAAGCTCTACGACATTCTGGTTGGCACCAACGGCACCCCGGCTGACAACGCAATGGAGTACGACATTGCCCGCGTCACAATGTCCACCAGCATTGCAACGCTTACGGTGTCGAGCCTTTCGAGCAACTTTGGGCTCGATCCGGCTGACCTTACCGGCTGCGTCAACCTTCTCTGCATTAACTCCACGACCGAGCTTACGGCTTCGGTTTCGTCGGCTATTCAGGCTTGGTATGTCGGCGTCAACACCCGCGCTTCGTATCGTTGGGTTGCTGCCCCGGGCTCTGAAATCGTGTGGCCTGCGGTTTCGTCGGGTTCGGCGTATGGCGCTGTTGCCCTTCGCTGCCGTTCTCAGGGTTACACTTCGACGGTTACTGGCAACCTTCTCTTCCAAGAGCAGTAATCGCAGCCATGAGAAACCCCGGCGGGTACGCATTTATTACAAATCCCGAGCCGGGCAAATTCCGTCTGGACGAGCGTTCTGCCCGTCCAGAAGAAGCAAAGGAAGGAGTCATTGAGTTTGACTCCTTCACTTGTGGGCACTGTGGCAATGTCCGTCATGTCAGAGCCAAAGAACGCCCAGAAGATACTGGTGGCCTCTGTAAACAGTGCATGAAGCTAATCTGTCCTCATTGCCTCGATAGCGGGCGTTGTGACCCGCTTGAGAAAAAGATTGAGGAAATGGAAAAACGCAACATGGCGCTTCGTTCTTACGGGCTCTGATACGGAGGCGACCCGCAGAACATCGTAACCCTTATAGTAAACAAGGATGAAGGAACGGTGCCATGGCTGTTGCGGTTGTCGATGCAGTAACTTTCAAAGTAACAAATACCATTGTTGCAACTCCGTTTGATTCTCCTCCTGACGGGTCTTATCTGATTAGCATTCCGCAAGGAATGGGCGTTGACAATACGTTTGTCTTTGCTGGCGGCATTGGGTATATGTCCCCTCACCTTCAGCTTTTTTATGTGTTTAACAATGGCGTTGCTGTGCCGCGCACTTTGCCGGAGGCGCAGCAGATTTGTCAGAACGATTTGAACACTCAATATGAGGCGTTGAAGAATGCGCCTTATATTCCAAATCCTCCGACGCCGGACAGCATCAAATATCTTGCTGATTTGTCAGCGCAGAACAGTGCGCTTGAGACTGAAATCGGAACTCTGAACTTTCAGCAATGCACAGTATGGCAGCCGCACAATTGGCCGCCTATTCCGCCATCGTTCTTTGATCAGCCGACACAGTAAAGGATGAACTGTGCCAGCCATCAAAATATACCTTACGACCGGCACCAAGTGGGTTGTTCCTAATAACTGGAACAATTCAAACAATACCATTGAATGTGTTGGTGGCGGGGGGTCTGGCGGAGTTGGCACAGGCGGTACGGGAGGCGGTTCGGGTGGCGGAGGCGGTGCTTATGCTCTTATTTCAAATTCGGCACTGACCCCCGGCGCTACTGTTACCTACGCTATTGGTTCTGGAGGCACCGCTGCAAGTACATCTGGCGGAACTGGAAATGCGGGTGGAGATACTTGGCTAAGAATTGATGGCGGGACATCGGCCCCCACCACTACTTCTCAGGGCGTTTTAGCTAAAGGTGGCGGCGCTGGCGGTCAGGCCACAACTGGCGGTGTTGGCGGAACAACAGCGTCAAGTGTTGGCACAACCAAATATGCTGGAGGCAACGGAGGAAACGCCACAGGAGCAGGCGCATCTACATCAGGAGGTGGAGGCGCAGCCGGTCCAAATGGTGCTGGTGGAACTGGCGGTAATTGCTCTACTGCATCAGGTTCAACTCAAACATCTGGAGCCGGTGGCGGCAACGGCGGCGGCACAAACGGCGGTAATGGCTCTACATCAGGAGCGGGTCCGACTGGCGGTAATGGCGCTAATAGCACCGGCGTACTTCTTAACACAGGCGGCACGGGCGGCGCTTCTGGCGGCAATAATGGTAATGACGGCACTAACGGCGGTGGCGGCGGGGGCGCTACTGAAGGCGCATCCGGTAATAAGGGTGGCAATGGGGGCACTGGTATAGAATGGGACGCTACGCATGGTTCTGGCGGCGGCGGAGCCGGTGGTCAGGGGAGAAATTCTGACGGGACAGTCGCAACTGGCGGAACTGGCGCTCTTTATGGCGGCGGTGGTGGCGGCGGTTTATCCGGAGGAACTGCTGGCGGCGGCGCAGGCGCTAACGGCATCATCGTCATTACGTACGACCCGACCTCG